AAGTACGGCCGCACGACCATCTTGGGCGTGCTCTTACGATTGACTTTCACAGTGACCCTCCTACAACTAGCACGACATACACCGTTGCAAAGATCAACAGTGCCGTGATGAACTCTGCCACTTGATACCACGGCGAGACTTTTGCTCGTGGCTTTGGTCGGTGTGGCAAACCGATCTGACCGTGTCGCATTAGCGCACCGCCTTAGCCGATACGCGGTCAATGTCTGACTGAACAGGCTTGCCAGCGATTGCTGAATCAATGCCGAAATAGCGGAAGAGATCATTGATCCTCTGGCAATGGTCATCGCTTAGATACTTGTTGGTGATTGTTTCGCTGCGATCGCCATCAGTCATCTGAATCGTATAAGTGCCGTCCTCGTTATAAACGATATTGCTAACCTTCTTGGTCTTTGCCATTTTGACCTCCTTGTCAGTCCAGCCGAGTGGCTGTGTCCTGCCTGACATAGGCATCATAGGGTCAACGGTTTCAGCCTGTCAACCCTGTTGCGCGACTATTTTTTATGCAGGGTGAATAGCCCCTAGGTGGAGGAGGGACCACCTAGGGGAAGCCGTCTAGGACGGCTGCGACAAGTCCTCTAGAGCCACCGCCATCAAGAGGCGGAGGCAGATGCCACAGAGCAGAGCGCCGATTGACTCGACCTCCCAGACCCTGCTCTGTAGCTCGCAGACCGAGCAAGTGCCGTAGGGGCGCTTGACTCGGACTGGCACGGCTTACCTCTTCAGGCCGTAGGCGCTGTTATCACGGTCAAGCGCCTTGACCACGATGCCCAGCCCTGAGGCGAGACCGGCGGAGACGATGGTGCGGAAGTCGCCACCCTGAATGTCGAGCAGCGGAATGCCGAGACCGAGCGCCACCGAGATGCTCACGGTGAGGAAGGTCTTGACGAAGTCCAGCACGATCTCATCGATCTGCGTGTTCGCGGCGATGTACTTGAGTCCAGCCCAGATGCGGTTCATACCTTTTTCCTTTCCTGTAGCGGCTGCTGCCGCGTTGATGACTGCGAGACCGTCAGCGGCGATAGCGCCCCAATCAGCCTTGCCGATCTGATCCAGTTGTGCTTGCACCGCGTCAGGTGGTGTCTTAGTACCCTTCGCCACCTTTCGCGGCTCTGCGTGGCTCCTAGGTGCCTCTACGGCGATTTTAGAAGCAGGTGCTGGCGTGGGCGCTGGGGCGACCACAGGCGCAGCGACTGGCTTGGGAGCCGTAGCCTTGCCTGGGTGCGTGACGATGAGCAGCGCCTTGTAGTCAGCCTTCAACTTGCCAGCCTTGACCTTGCTGTTAGCGATCTGGCGGAGCTGCGCCTCCGTCACCGGCACGGCGTACTTCTCAGCGGCGACCTTCTCGTCACGAGTTGGGCAGCAGAACTGCCAGCCGTCAACATCGTCATATCCACTACTGCACATATGTCCGTACCCTGCCTTGATCTTCTCTGGCGCGTGCTTGCTCCACCACTTGTGCCAGCGGTCGTGCCACGCCGAGATCTTGACCCCTGCTGGGTAGTCCACCGCCTGCTGTACCCAGACCATCAACGCAGCGCCACCCTTGGCGGCTGCGACTGCGTCCTCCCACGACTTGGCATATCGAGCCTTTCCGCCTAGGTGCGCGATGACCTTGACTGCCTCAGCGAGAGAGCCGCCGTTATCTGACTTGCCCTGCACATCCTTGCGACCAGTCACCTTCTTCATTGCTGCTACGCCGTCAGCGGCGCTGTAGTCCACCGCATAGCCAGAAGCCCACGAGACTGCGGCCGCACAGGATGACCAGGTGCAGTCGTCTAGGATCTGCTTCGCGCCCTTCTGCTGCGCCTCAGCGTCGCTGTAGAGCTGCGACTTGACCTTGTACTTCACGCGGCGTTCTCCTTCTTGATGAGCACTGCAACTGCTCGACCGGCAGCCTCAAAGTCCAGCGCGGCGCTCACAGGGAATCCCTCTGTGCATCCCTCTGAGTAGTCGTTGCCGTCTTCGCCCTGCTTCCAGAGCGTGCCGCCGAAGGCGCTGTTATCAAGGTTCAGCACGAGCGCAACCCACTCACCTGGCGCGGTATCAACGCGCGTCCAGCCCTGCTCGTGAATCTGCTCGATGTGGTCTGCTGCGCTCATTACTCCTCCATCCACCTGAGTGGTCCAGTCAGCAGCCAGATCAGCGTGAGTCCGCCGAACAGTGCCGCCATCGTTGATTGGGTCTCGCCCTCCGGCAAGACCACGACTGCGAACAGGAGACCGAGAATCGTCCAGGCTCCACCGACGAGATCTACGATGATGCGCTTGATCACTTGGTCACCTTTCTCGCCGCAGCAGCGGCACTAGACGCAGCAGCGACTGCGGCACTCGCAACCTGACTGATCACGATTGCCACCGCTACTGGCGCGGCCTTCTCTTTCTCTGCTGGCGAGAGGTCTTTGCCGAGATTGGCGATCTTGCCAATGGCTGCGCTCACCGCTTCGCCAACGGCAGCCACCGCCTCTCCTACGGCTTGTGCTGCTTCTTCTGCAATGTTATCTGGTGACGGTGACGGCGACGGTGTTGGCTCCACGCTCGGAGCTACTGATGGTGAGTCAGTAGGTACAGGAGAGGGATCAGGAGAAGCGGACTCACTCGCACTAGGTTCTGGCGAAGGCTCAGGCGTGGGCGACGGCTTGGGTGTGGGAGTCGGTGATGGCGATGGCTCGACACTTGGCACCTCACTTGGTGTTGGCTCTACAGATGGTGACGGCTCTGGCGTCGGAGATGGTGACGGCTCCACAGATGGCGTAGGATCTGGCGATGGACTTTCTGAAGGACTTGGTTCTGGCGTTGGCGCAACAGATGGCGCTAGGCTTTCTTCTGGTGACGGCTCTGGAGTCTGCACTGGCGCGGTGGTCAGCCACTCGGTAGGAACTACGCCGTAGTTGGTCGGCGATCCGTACCAGAGAATCGCGCACGCACCGCCACCCCACTCGTACATCCACGCATCCAGCGGATACGACACGCCAGCGGTCAGATCGATGAATCCTTCATTCGGTCCGCTCCACCATCCGCCGCAGCCCTTCATCACCCAGTTATCGTTCACGAGCTGGCCGTTGATCGTCATCCGCCAGCCATCGTCAACGAGTGCAAGGAACTCATAGGCTCCGCTCTCTGGCACGGTCAACCAGCCGCTGTAATGCACCAAGAAGAAGTTATGGTCGCACCCCTCTGCGGCAGGACCACCACCCCAGTCTGAGTTTATCTGTGGCACGACGGCATCAAAGCACGGCTCACCGGTAGGCGGCTCTACCCACGGCTGATAGTTCGGATCTTGGAAGCCGTTGTAGACGGTCATCCGCACGCCCTGCTGTGGCGTGTCCTCTGCGCGCACGATGGGCAGGAAGACGAGCGTGGTGAAGATGATCCCTAGCAGTGGGAACGCGAGCCGCTTCACCGCGAGAGCAGCGATGCGAGTAGTGGGATCAGCACGCTGAACAACAGCGCACCAATGACTACTAGTCCTCCTTTGATCCTGTCCACATCGGAGCGCACCTCATCCAGCTTCGCAGAGTGCGAGTCCAGGCGCTCGATTAGTTGGTCAATCTGGCGTGGGGTCATCGTGACTCCAGCGCGGCAGTCAGCGCGAGCAGCGCGTCAGTGCGAGTTGCGCCGGTGCCTGTGGCGAGAGGCTCGCCCCAGATGCTGTCTGACGCGCCAGCAGTCCACACGCCGTCAATCTGATCGAGCAGGGTCACTTGCCAGCCGTGTACGGCCGCTGCGACGAGAGCGTTATTCAATGCCTGAAGTTCAGCGTCCATCACGCACCAAGCCTTGCGACGCTCAGGACTGGATACACGCCAGTCACTGAGGCTGTGTTGAGTGCGCCACCTGACTGCTGCAAGGCGTGAACTTCTACATAGTCAGTTGCAACAAGGTAGATATTTGTTGACACGCTCAAAAGTGTTGAACCAGCAGCAGATGCCGTCACTTGCACGCTGCCACGATCCGAGCCGTTCACAAAGATTTGCACCAATCGCCTGCTCGTTGCATTAGCTGCGAAGCCGACATTGGCGGTGATGTTGTAGAAGCCATCCTGACCAATCACGATGCGGTCATTGGCGTTATCGAACCAGCCCTGTGGATCGTATGAGTCAGTGGTTGGCGTGCTGCTTGCAGTGTTGAAGGTGATCTTGGTGAGCGTGTTGTTGGTCAGCGATTGCGCCGCAGTCGCAGTGATTCGTGAAACCCAGTTGGAGTTAGAGCCTCCAATAACCAAAGAGTCATCGGTCTTTAGTGTGTTGGCAGCAGAGCGATAGAGGTTGGTGTCTTGTGCCGCAGATCCAGATCCCCAGTTGTGTGTTCCATCGCCATCAATGATTAGACGCGACTCTGTATCGCCTGTCACGGCAAGTAATAGTGCATCCGTAGATGCCGTCGCTACTGCAACTCCCAGCTGGCCGTTTTCAATCGAGAAACTCCCATCGTAGAAGATTGCGTCTGAACTACCAATCAACAGATATGCAGCTGTGGGAAGCAAGTTTCCACTTGCAGCGTCAAAACTTCCAAGTGTGTTAGCGATGTAAAGATCTGTTCCTACCTTCCACATTGCCCCAGGAATACCTCCAAGATTGGAGTTTGCGAGTACATAAGGATTGGCAATGACGGTCTTTACTTCGTACACATCAACAGTTGTGGCGGACGCGTTTGTTCCAGTGGTGTCCACTTGAATGGATAACTTCAAGAATGCTGCATCGGCTGGTGTGCCGTTAGGCGCTGTAAACGGCACGCTTACTGTTGAGGCAAAAGTGCTGAGTGCATATGTACTTGTGAACTCAGAGCCAGTAGTTGTCAGGTCTTGTTTGTGATATTGAGACCGCAAAACAATCTGCCGATTGGTCGTATTGGTCGCGCCACCTGCGGTAAGTTCTGCAAAGAAACCATACGCTCGATCGCGCGTTGCAGGAACAGCGACATATCGTGAGAGGGTGGCCGTCTTGCCGGTGGTAGTGCCAGAAGCAACAGTCCAGCGAAGGATGTTGCCTGATCCTGAGCCAGCGTCTGCGACGATGGCGCAGGTGATTGCTCCTGCCGAGTCAGTATCGGTGAAGGTCCAGTACGGCAGTGGGTTCTCGGCGGTGATCGTGTCTCCAGCTGCGTCTGGCGGAATGGCGAAGTCGCCGTTCGCTACGCCTGCCTGAATCTCACGCAGCGCAGCAGGACCAAAGAGCAGCGCCGTCTCGCCGTCGCTCGATGTGCTGACGAGTGGTGCGCCCTTGTCGGCGTTGACTCCGCCCTCAAACGCTCCGAAGCCTTCTAGATTCGTGCCGTACTTACCCACTCTTACTCTCCTGCAATGAGGCCGCGCAGACCCTTGAGGTACTGGCGGCGGAAGTCTGCCTGGATCTCGTACTCGACCTGATACGAGCCGCCACCCTGTGCGAAGCGCATCGTCACGGTTGGGATGTAGAGGATAGTAGACGAGAGGTCGAGCGCTGGTGCCGTCAGCTTCACATACTGCCCTGGCAGCCACGCCTTCACGAGCGTGTAGGTCGCAGCAGCCGTGAGTGCGTAGCCTTGGCTGTAGCCGTACTCCCAATCAGGCGCGGAGGTCTGCGTAAGATCGCCACCACCAATCGTGAATGAGACGCTGCGTACCGGTTTGCCGCGCGTCACCATCGTCGCGCGCGCCAAGGCACCAATGTCTGCGCCACGGTCTGCCTTCTTGACGATCTTTGGAGCGCTGAATACTTCGTGCGGCAGAGGACCGCTACGGCTCGCCAGCCCTGCGCCGTTGCGACTGTAGGTGCCTGTGTAGGTGCGGAAGTATGGGTCATTGGTCGGCGCTGTCGGCCAGGTCTGATTGCTGTCATAGCGCGCATACGCAGAATCTGCCTGCACAAAGATGCCCTTGACGATGTCCGAGTGATCGAGATTGACGGTCAGGTCGCGTGCCAGAAGGCGCGTCACGGTCGAGCCACTCCCTGTCTGCACGCTTGCAGGATCAGTGACGATCTCTGCTGGTGCATTGGCGAAACTCGGCGCAGCGGTCTTTGGTCCGTAGTTGAGGCGAGCGTCGCCATCAATCCAGTAGCGGTACTGAATGTCGGCAATACCGCCAGCCGCCTCTGCAACCTGATCGAGTGCGCTCTGCAAGGTGGTCGCCTTGAAGATTTGATCGCCAATGGTTTGCGCGGAGCCTGTGTAGATTGCGCGCGTGGAGCCGCTGATCACTGAGGTATCAAGGATCTGGCGCGTGGTCGCATCGTTCACCTGCGTATGTACGCGAGCGAGCAAGCCGTTGATGATGTCGCGGTCGGTGCTAGTGCTACTACCCAGCTTGAACGAGTCTACGAATGAGGTGGCGCGGATGCCTGTGGTGCCGTTGCGGATGATCGTCTTACCAAGCCAGCCGTCTGCATCCTCACAGGTCACGGTCGCGCGCGAGCCAAGGCCGTTCTCTAGCATCCGCGCATCAATACCGGTGATGTAGCCAAGGAAGAGTGGCGTGCTCGCGCTGTAGCGACTGTCAAAGAACTGCACGCGTGCATTGTCGTACACGGCTCCAGAGCGCCACCACGGACCTGCCACTGGAGTCTTGGTCTCAATGACATCGAACTGCATTGAGCCGCCATTGCCATCGCCTGAGAGTGTCAGCGTCAGGCTTCCAAGATCCACATATGGCGTAGTGGTAGCGCTTGGCGCTGGGAGGTCAAGGAGGTTTGCGCCGCTATCTACGCCTGCGACGATCAGGCTGAATGGGTTTGCCACTTAGCGGCCTCGCTTGAATGTTCCTGTGCGGTTGATGGAATCGGTGATGACCGTGTCTACCTTGCCTGTGCCAATGAAGATGTTATTGGTGGTAGTCAGACCTGGCGCGGCACCTGGGAATGTGCCTGCCGCGACCGCGTTGGCGAGATACGGTGAGTATCCGGCAGAGGTTGTACCAGCGGTTCCAAGAGTTCCCTGAGCTGCGAACAGTGTCCTCAGTCCAGTCACGATGGCATCGATCGTGATCTTGAGTGCTTGCAGGAAGATCTTGAGCGGCGTCAGCGCGATGATCAGGGCCTGCACAGCAGTTTTACTATCTGCGCCGAATACTGCGAATAGATCATTGAATGATGCTGCAAGAGGGCGCACCGCATTATCAATCAGGTCGGTGATGACAGGACCGATTTGGTTGATGATGTCTCGGAATACTGGAAGAGCGTCCTCAACAATAAAGGTCAGGAACTCATTGACAGCAGGGAGCAGGTCGTAGCCAAGTTTCTCCATCGCTTCGGCGAACTGGATCTGCGCTGCTGCGAAGCGACCACTGGTTGAGTTCGCCAGTTCATCTGCAATGCCGCCGTATTTTGCGGTCGCAGCCGTGAGGATGTCTTGAATCGATACCTGCTCTTTGATTGCCTTAGTAGTTTTGACCGTGATCTTATGGCCGAGTTCATCTGTCTTGGTCTTATAGACAGTCTTCTTGACTGTCTTCTCTGTGGCGATGCCAAGTTCCTTGAGACCCTTGCCCTGACCCTGAGATGCCTTGCCAAGGATCATCATTACTTCTGAGAGATCCTTGCCGGTAGCGGCAGAGATCTGAGCTGCAACAGCGTTTGCTTTCAGCAGCGTCTCTTGATCCTTGAAGAATCGTGAACCGATTTCGAGCCCAGCGCGAACTTGGTCATCCTCAATGCCAAGGCGAGCCATCGCATTGATCTGCTCTTCGATGCGGCCAGTCAGTTCAAGGACATTGAATCCACGCTGCTTGAGCGCAGCGTTGAGAAGAATAGTCGAGCGCTCATCCTGAGCAGCAGCCTGAACCGCGTCAAGGGCAATCTTTCCGAGTGCTGCCGTAGCAGCAGAGGCGAAACCAATACCGACAGCGGCGATCTTGCCGGCAGCACCTAGTTTGCCCAGGCTGTTATTGACCTTGCCAATCGCCTTAGAGGCAAGATCTCTCGCCGTTAGCGCGAAGACGATACCGCCGGTTGATGCCACGCTCTACTCCTATCCTGCTCTCAGGTTGGACATATTGGGTCGGATGCCGAAGACCTTTGCATCTTGGCGAAGCTGCTGCACTCGGTTGCTTGCAGCGATTGCCTTGATCTTATCGCTGGCTTCTCGCTTGCTGCGAGCAAAGGCTTGCAGTGGCGTAAGTGGTCCGACGAAGTCAGGCTTGTTCCAATGCTTGAGCGCTGGGTTGCCCTGCCACTTTGCGGCCGTGCCGTTGGCATACTCAATCTCTAGCCCTAATACCTTAGCGCGCTTTGCCTCGTCATTGAGCAGGAGCACCACAGTCGCACCGAATGCGTCAGCGCCCTTTTGATAGTTTGCCTCCACAGCAGGGAAAACAAAGTTATTGCCACGAGATCCTGGGTGCTGGATCTTTCCCTGATCAAAGACATTGTATCCGGCACCTGCCGCATCTAGGCGACGATTGATCGCCTGACCAATCACATTGGTTTTAGGGATGGTATGTGGCTTCGATCCAAAGATTACCCAGCGCGCATACCACGCCTGCTTCTTTCCCTGCGTAGGTCCGACGATAGCGCCAGGTCTCTGATAGCGAGACCGACGGCCGCGAACGCTCTTAGCAAGCCCACCAACATCTTTTGGCGCAGCAGCTCGGACATATGGTGCGTAGGCACGAGCAGCATTGACCACGGCGAACTGTTCTAGTTTGCGAACGCCCTTCCAGCCAAGCGTCTTGAGGAACACATCTTGCAGCGCTTTCGCCTCTGCTCGAATCTGCCCTTGCATCTTGATCTCTAGAGCGGCTGGCATTACTTCCCTTTCGGCTGCATCTCCGCGTGGATCGTCCAGGCGAGCAGCACCTGATCTAGTGGCAGGCTCGCTACCTCATCTGGCCACATTCCGAATTTCTCGCCCAAGATGTGGAAGATGATCTCTGGCGGCGGTGCAATCGATTGACCGATTGCCAGCCGTCTGGCAGCGAGCCTTACTTGGGGTCTGGCTGGTTCGCCTTGCCCCACGCCTCAAGCGTCTGCGTTAGCGCATCTACCGGCGCATCTAGCACATCGTCACAAGGCTTCCCATCGAGATCCTTGAAGTTGTGCTTGACCACCAACTTGCTGAACGCGGTCAGCGACCGCTGGGAGTCGCCTGACTCCAAGTCGAGCAGGATGCGAGCCGAGACTGTCTTTCGCAGCTCGGCTGTCCATCCAGCGTACTCGCCCTCCAAGGCGATCTTTACGGTGTCCATATTGACCCTCCTACTAGCGCCTTAGGCGCTGCTCTTTACGGCGCTGTTGCCAGCGGCGAATCAACGATGATCTCAAGCGACTTGCCTGAGGTCGTATCGTATGCCAGGCGGCAGGTCACTTCATTGACCACTACGCCATCCTGATCCGCCGAAAGTGGCACGACATTCTCGATCTCCCACGAGCCGAGAATCCACACGCCGTAGTTATCGCTGGTCGTGCCAAACAGGCGCAGGTACTTCTGCGCGGCAATGTCG